TGTGGCTGAGCTTATTGCTTACTGTCTTGCTGCTGATATTGACTGTGTTGTCACCGCTTATACTCATAAGGCTTGTAGTATACTTACCACTAAAATGCCTGAAGGAACAAACATTCAGACCTTACACAAGTTTCTTAAAAAGTGTCCAACGATTAATAACGACGCTACTAATAAGAAATATGTTCAACAAAATCTAAAGGTTGGAAAATCAGCAAAAACCCGCGTTTTATTTATTGACGAGTATTCTATGATAGGTGAAAAGGACCTCATGGACATACGAGAAGAGCAAGATGAGTGTGGTATGCGAGTAGTGTGGATAGGAGACCCTTATCAGCTACCACCAGTTAACGACGTTCAAGCAATAAAACCGCGTGGTAAATACAAAGTGCTACTTGAAGAAATTAAAAGGCAAGCTAAGGATAACCCTTTAGGTGAGGCACTAGAACAGTTAGTTAGCTTTATTGAGGGTGCTAAGCCTGAACCATTAAAAGGTTTGATTAGAAATAGAGATATTGTACAAGATTATATCTTCACAGAACATGATGACAAAGTTATTTTAGCTTATACGAATAAACGTGTTGAAGAATTAAATGAGTCCATAATGGGCCGTATGGAACCAGAACCTGGCGACATCTTATTTTCGCCTACAACACAACATAGGTATAAGTTTAAAGCGTGGGAGCACTCGCCTTCAATAGTAGCTATGCCGTTTGGTGACCCTATAGAGTTAGGTTCTAAGTATAAGACACTAGAGTACTTAATTAGTCGTGGAATAGTGCAGTTTGCAGTTGTAGAGGATGATGAAGGTGAAGAGAGCACTTTTGCTTGCTTATTTGGTCACTATAACTATAAAACACATTTAGACAACTTTATAGCCGAAGCAGCAGAAGCTAACAGAGCCATCGAAGGTTCTTTTGTCGGCTACAAAGCGGCGGGCTGGAGCAGAACTAATCCTACACACCCATTAGCTAAAAGAAGAGCTAAGGCTTGGAGAGACTTTCTGAGCTTCAACAGTAGCGCAATATGCTTGGACTTTGCTCATGCAATGACCGTGCACAAATCCCAGGGAAGCACTTATGCTGACGTATTTCTGGACACAGATGATATTTACATCGCTGCAAACTTCAGCTTTGAACAATATCTTAAACTAATGTACGTGGCTTGCTCACGTGCTTCAAACAAGGTGGTAACAAACTGATGGCTAATGAACATATTGAAAGAATGATAGTAGAGCATAGAGAATTAACTGAAAAAATACAAGCTTTAAATATCTTTATATACAGTAGTAAAATATTCCAAGCACTGGATGGGGCAGAGAAAGCAAGAATGATTAAACAAGCTGGCTTTATGGAAGAATATGCACAAGTACTTGATAGTCGTATTTGGGTAGGAGTGTCTAATGTTTAGAAAAACTAAGGTAGCACAAGCAGTTGAATGGGCAATCTATGAGATGCGCCAACAAAAGAATAAGTCATAACAAAAAGATATTTCAAATTCAAAATAATTATGATATAATAACTTATCTCAGTAGAGATAATCTAGTACGACAACACTAACGACAGGAGGCCATCATGGCTAGTACGACACTTACGAAAATAGTTACACCAAAGTTACCTTTACTGTGGGTTAAAATCACAGGCGAAGGTGAAGAAAACATGTCAGGAGCTATGCAGTATCTTGCATCCGCTCTAATCCCTGCTAAGGCTGAACGCTCGGAAGAGCAGCAAACATTCCTTGACAGCATCGATGCTTTTTTTGAAGCTAACAAACCAGCTGAGAAACGTAAAGCTAAATCATTAGGCTACTACTTAAATGACCCTTTGCTTGACGCAGATGGCAACAAGCAGTATGATGATGAAGACCGCTTAATCAAAGACCCCGAAGGTGCTGTACTTGTCACATTTAAGACAGGCACTACATTCCCTGATGGTAAACAGAAAGTTGTTAAAATTTACAACTCTAAGAATAAAGTAGTCAGCCTTGGCGATGTTCAAATTGGCAACGGTTCTGTTGGTTATATCTCTGGTGCTATGGATATGTATGTAGCTAAAACTAAAGGTAAAATCACTGCAGCAGGAGTTACATTGTACTTAAATGCTATTCAGCTTATTAAGCTTGAAGAGTACGCAGGTGCTGATGCTGGCTTTGGCGCTCATGAAGAGGAAGAAGGCTTCACAGGCGTTGATGAAGATGCAGGTTTTGAAGGCGAAGCAGCTCCTTCTGAAGCTAAACCACGTATTTAAGGAAAGAAAATGATTGATTATTCAGATATGGTAAAAGTATTAGCTAAAGATGGACAACTAATTGTAGATGAGCTAAATAGTAGTACGGCTCATAACTTGCATATGGCTGTAGGTGTTTCTGGTGAAGCTGGTGAATTACTTGATGCAGTTAAAAAGCAAGCAATTTACAACAAGCCTATAGATATTGACAATGTTGTTGAAGAACTTGGTGACATTGAGTTCTACCTTGAAGGTTTGCGTCAATCTCTTAATATAACAAGAGAAGAAACTTTAAATGCAAATATTGCAAAGCTTGGTAAACGTTATGAAGGCTTTAAGTATTCTAACGAAGCAGCGCAAAATAGAGCAGATAAAGCTTAAGTAGTACAAACAAGAGGTAAGGCGAGAGGTTAACTAAATAAATCTCGCCCCCTCGACTTAGTCTTTAGACTTTAAACTATCACAATTGGAGCTCTCTTCAAATGAAGACACCGTTCAAAAGATGCACTTTGCAAGAAGCAGAAGTGCTACTCAACGAAGGAGAAGTATTATTCTCCGATACTGAAACTTGTGGGTTTTATCAGAAGATAAGACTACTACAAGCGTATCAACCGCACCTTGAGCACGTCCTACTCATAGACTGGCCTAATGAATACGCAATAACTGCATTCCTAGACAAGTACACCACAGCATGGCATAACTCCCACTACGATATAACAACAGTTCAACAACAGACTGGCACTCGCTGGATTCCTAATAAATTTGAAGATACTTTCTTACTATCTAGACTAGCTTTTCCTGATAAAGAGAAGTTTAGCTTAGACGAGACAATGCAATATGTGTTAGGCTTTGACCCTTATGCGCGTCAGTTATTAGATAAGAAAAAACTTCAGAAGTCTAAATGGGATTCTAACTTTCTTACCGAGGACCAATTGCTATATGCGGCTACTGATGTATACTACATGCCTCAAGTCTGGGAAGCTGTTAAAAGTAAGCTTGAAGAGTTCAGTTACAAGCTTGATATGCTTACTCTTAAATACTGCTTAGATTTCCAATGGAATGGTATGCCAACTACTGAAGATGGCCTTTACAATAAGCATAAAGAAAACTTGCAAGTTATTGAAGAAGCTAATGTTCCAGTTAATGTTAACTCATGGCAGCAAGTTAGAAGTTATCTTAATGCAACTGAGTCTGATGATTTAGCTTTAGCTACTATGGCTATGGATGGTAATGATAAAGCTGCAAATGTTCGTAAAGTACGTAAGCTAAAGAAGCAGAACTCATTCATTGAAAAGTTCGAGACCTCTGACAATCGCATATACGGTAAGTTTTTACCTTCTGCTAGGTCAGGTCGCTTGACTTCTAAAGACCAAAACTTACAGCAATTGCCAAGAGCTTTAAAAGGCATGTTCCAGGCACCTCCAGGTAGAGTTCTAATATACGCTGACTACGCTCAACTAGAGCTTAGGACAATATGCGCTATTGTTAACTGCACAGTTATGGCGGAGTTATTCCGTGAAGGTGCAGACTTACACGCTCATACTGCTGAGATGGTGTTTGGTAAGAACTGGACTAAAGCAGACCGCCAATTATCTAAGACTTATAACTTCTTACTTTTATACGGCGGTGGGATTACTATGCTTCTAGGCATTCTGATGAAGCAAGATATACTAATTTCTGAGCAGCAAGCTACTCGAGATAGACGTAAGTGGCGACTGCTGTGGAAAGAAATTTACGGTTGGCAACAAGAAGGTATTGCAAAGTGGACTAAAGGCAAATTAAATTACACACCTTTAGGTCGTTATTACAAAGCTAAAATGATGACTGATTTTTTGTCTATTGAAAACCAAGGTGCAGGCGCTGAAGTAGCTAAATTAGCTTTGCACTATTTCTATCCACGCATGATTGCGTATAATGAAGAGCACGGTACTGACTTTATACTTTGTAATTTCATACATGACAGCTTTATTACTGAAGGTCCTGATGACCCTGTACACTACAAAGCTATGGCTAAGATTAAAGCTGAAGCAATGCAAGAAGCTTGGTTTGAAATGAGTAAACTGTTTAAAATCACAGACTTACCAATGCCTGTAGACGTTGCGGTAGGCACTAACTGGGGAGACATTGAGAATGATGATGTCGATAACATTTGGAATTATCAACTAGAAGGAATGGCGCTATGCAAAGATTCGAAGTAGAATATGCAGAGCTAATTCAAGACATATTAGCTAATGGTACAAAGAAACAAACTCGTAATGGTGAAACTAAATCACTATTTGGTATGTCACTTGAAGTAGATATGCAGACTCAAGCTTTCCCGTTAATTCAAGGTCGCAAGATGTACCCTAACGGTGTACTTGGAGAGCTTGCAGCAATGTTAAGAAAACCCACTTGCGTTGAAGACTTCGAAAAGTGGGGTTGTAATTACTGGAAACTATGGGCTGACGACACAGGACAGCTTGCAGTAGACTATGGTAACTCTTGGTTTGACTTTGAAGGCTTCGACCAGATAGCAGACCTAAAAAACAAGCTAAAGTTCCATCCTGATGATAGACGAATGATTATCAATAGCTGGAGACCTCATAAGCTAGACACATTAAGTTTACCATGCTGTCACTATAGCTATCAATTCTACGTAGCTAATAATACTATAAGTATGATATGGACTCAACGCTCAGTAGACATGCTTATTGGCTTACCTTCTGACATTATATTTGCTGCAGCTTGGCTTATTATGATAGCTAATGAGTTTGGTTTTAAACTAGGTAAGATTAAAATGGACTTAGGTGACTGCCATGTGTATGAAGAACACTATACTGGCGCGTATGAGTACATATACCGTGTGCTCAGAGCTCAGTACAGCTTTGATGCACCTATGTACAAATTATATGCACCTAGAGGTAAAGACTTCTGTAAATTTGAGCCCTCAGATATAGCACTTTTAGATAGTGAATCACTATCAGCAATTGACTTTAAACTTAAGGAATAACTATGCAAAATGTATATCAAAAAGTAACCCACTGGAACGCACAGCGCTATGAGCGTAAATTTGATTTAGAGTTAACAATTAATTTGTTACGTGAGGAGTATCAAGAGTGGCTAAAAGCTAAGAATCCTGTAGACAAACTTGATGGACTTTGCGACATTGTATATGTTGCTATGGGAGCTATATGGAAAGCTAATATAAATGAAGGTAATTTGTATGACGCTGAAGCTCAGGCGATACAAGTAGTGCAGTCTCAAATAGACTGTAATGAGCTGTGGCCAGGCTACTATATAAGCACGTACCTAGATGTAATGGAGTACGATGAAGACTACCCACTAGCTATGTCACTACAACTTATTATATGCACCGCAATGGCTGAAATGACTGGCCTTGGTTTAGACCACGCACAGTGCGTTGAGGCTTTAAACATAGTCTGTGCTAGTAATGCGTCTAAGTCAATCAAAAAGACAGCTTCAAATATCAAAGCAAACGACGGTGACAAAGGACCATTCTTTGTACCACCAGAACCTAAACTTAAAGCCTTATTGGAGGTAGCACGTGGAAGACTTAACTAAATATGTGCTTGGTGTTGCAGCCAAGTCAAATGTACAACAGCGCAAAGTAGGTTGTATCATTATAGATGATAGAAACAAAATAGTAGCTGAAGGCTATAATGAAGATGATGGCACTCATGCTGAAGTAGCAGCTTGTAGAAATATGTGTGAAGAAGCTTTAGACCTCAATAAAGACTATTATGCTTTAGTTACGCATCCACCATGTCCTGAATGTGCTAAGCAACTTAATGAGTACGTTAAAGGTGTAAAAGTAGTTACACCATTCATGAAGTTTGATGGTGACAAAGTTCGCTATGACTTGATACCACCAAAGCCTATGGAGTATCTTGCTGAAGTACTGACATTTGGTGCACGCAAGTATAAGCCTAATAACTGGCGTGAGTGCACTGACTTAAGCCGATACGAAGGCGCTTTATTACGACACATCCAAGCTTATCGCATGGGTGAGAAACTTGACCCTGAAACGGGATTACCACACTTAGCTCATGCTATGTGTAACTTAACATTTTTACTGGAGTTAGACCATGACAACAATTAAAATACTACAAGAAGATATTCGCTTACGTCCTTCAGCTGTTGATGGATTCTTTGGGTGCGCTTATCAATGGGGTAAGCACTTTCTAGAGGGTATTAGCTCTATACCTGGTTCTCGTGCTGCTATTGGTACTAGTATTCACGCAGCAGCAGAACAGTGCTGGAATGAGTCTATTAGAGCAGGTAAGAAAGAAGTTAACCTGGGTGCTATGAACGATGCAGCTATGGAAGCCTGGAAAGAAGAAGCGCATAAAGGTATTCAGTATGGTGATAATGAAGATGAAGGCACTTGCGCTGTTGAGATTATTAAAGGTACAGAAGCATTTGCTGAAGACATTGTGCCGTTTAGTAAGATTCCAGTAGCGACTGAGAAGTTCTTTAAGGTTGATATTGAGCATCCTCTAATCACAGAGCTTGGTGGTACAGTGGATTATATTACTGATACTGTTATTGCCGATTTAAAAACAAGTAAGCGTAAGCCTACAGTAAGCAACTATTCGACGCAACAGTCTATCTATACTTATTTAGCTGTAGCTAACGGTATAGACGTACAGCACAACTTAATACAAGCTGTTGTAATGAAGAAAGTTCCTGAAGGTATGGTATTACCTATGGAAGCTGATGTAGATAGTGCTAAGATTCTTGTGAACACTATCTTAGACACATTAGACTATGTAGCTAAAGATATTATGCCGATAGAGCTCCTATTAAGACCAAATCCTAAGTATATGTTCTGTAGTAATAAGTTCTGTAACTTCTACGGTAACTGCCCAGCTACTAAAGCTAAAGAACTACAAGCTACAAGGATTGCTCTGTAATGATTCCATATCCGCATCAAGAAGAACTAAGCGACTTAGCACTTACTATACTTCGTAAGAACGCTATTGTCTACTTAGCAATGGAAGAGCGGACTGGTAAGACATTAACAGCTATTCTGACTGCAGAGAAATCTGCAGCTCAGAATGTGCTGGTCGTTACCAAGAAAAAAGCTCTTGACGGATGGAATGACACCTTAGCTAAGTTTAAGCATGAGAAGAATTACACAGTAACTAATTATCACCAGGTGCACAAGTTTGAGCATGCTCATGACTTATTGATTATTGATGAGTCTCATAACTATATAAGTGCATTCCCTAAGCCTGGTGGATTATGGCGTAAGATGCTACCTATGGCTAAGGGTGTGCCTATTATATATAGTTCAGCTACTCCTCATGCCCAGGGCTATCAAATGCTGTTTCACCAGTTTGCACTAAGTACCTGGTCACCTTGGCATCACCATAAGAACTTTTACCAATGGTTTAGGCTTTATGGTAAGCCTTATGACTTAAAGATAAATGGTGTACCTATCAGGCAGTATGACCGTTGTCATGAGCAGATGATTAAGGAGTGCGTTGAGCACATGTTTATCACTAGGACTCGTAAAGAACTTGGCTTTGAGCATGAACCTGAAGATATATTGCATTACGTAGAGTTGAGTAAAGAAACTAAAGCTCTGTACAATGAGCTTATGGAGCATGAGCTAGTAGATTTACCTGATGGTACTTTAGTTTGTGACACAGGTTCTAAACTACGAGCAAGTCTTCACATGCTTGAAGGTGGCGTAGCTAAGATAGAAGAGCAATACTTAGTGTTAGCTAATAAGGAGAAGATTGACTATGTACTTGACACATTCGGTGATAGTGACAACACTGTTATTATGTATCATTATAAGGCCGAGCGAACTAAACTTGAAAGATACTTTAAGAAGTCCCTTCTCTTACAAGCTACTAGTTACGCTGAGGGTGTTGACCTTAGTGGGTATAGCAATCTTATTATCTACAGTCAAGATTTCTCCACTGCTAGGCATACTCAGCGACGTGCTAGACAATGTAACAAAGAAAGAGCCCTACCAATCAGAGTGCACTTCTTATTGGTCAAAGGGGGAACATCCTCACAAGTGTACAAGACGGTTTCTGTTAATAAAAGAAACTTCGTAGACTCAGTATTTATAAAGGAAAAATTATGACTTTATTATTTAGACCTATGCTTGCAGCAAGCAAGACACCAGAGTTAAAAGACTTAGACTATCCACTGTATGCTAGTCCTAAACTTGACGGTATTAGATGCGTAGTTGCAGATGGCGTGCCATTTAGTAGAAACATGAAGCGTATACCTAATAAGTACGTGCAACGTGAAATAGCAAAGCTTCAACAGCATGGATTAGATGGTGAGCTAATGATTAACGGTGACTTCAATGAAGTTCAGTCAGCTATTATGTCTGTTACAGGTGAGCCTGACTTCTACTTAAATGTATTTGATAACTGGGACTTTAAAGGCGCATTCCATGACCGCTATTGTCAGCTAAGATACCTAGTTGAGCAGATAAATTCACCTCGTATTAAATTTCTGACGCAAAAGTTAATTAGCACACCAGAAGAGCTTCAAGAATATTGGGATGACTGTATAGCTAAAGGTTATGAAGGTGCAATAACTAGACTACCATCAGGGCCTTATAAAAATGGTCGTAGCACTTTAAATCAGCAATACTTAGTTAAACTAAAGAAGTGGCACGATGATGAAGGGGAGATTATAGGTTACGAAGAAATGCGGTCAAACGCGAATGAAGCGACCATGGGAGAACTTGGGCAGACTAAGAGAAGCAGTCATCAGGAGAACATGGTGCCGTGCGGCGTACTTGGTTCTTTGGTCGTTCGTTACAATAACCATACATTTAACGTCGGAAGTGGTTTTGACATGGCCATGCGGCATAAACTTTGGGCGGTGCGCGACAAGCTTGCAGGTAAAAAAGTCACCTTTAAGTACCAAGAGATAAGTAAATACGGGAAGCCTCGCTTTCCAATATTTAAAGCAATCCGGGAAGAAGAATGAGTGAGTCAAAAGTTCAAGCTAAGATATTGAAGTGGCTTAAGCTAAATGGCTTCTGGGTGTTCAAGACTATCATATGTAATCGTAATGGAATACCTGATATAGTTGGATGCACACCCAAAGGCCGGTTCTTTGCTATTGAAGTTAAGTATGGCAATAACAAGCCATCTAAACTACAAGCATGGAACATTGAAGAGATTAAGAAGCATGGCGGTATTGCGTTTGCTGCATGGGACTTAGAAACAGTAATAGAGGAGCTAGGAAATGATGATTGGTAAAAACAACTTTGGTTACGCGGTAGAAAAAATGCTGAAAGAGTCTTTACAGCAAGCTGTGTTTGACTCATTAATGCACCAATTAGTAGAAGACTTCAAAAAGCAAGCAGAACCGATAGTTAAAGCGGAAGTAGAGAAAGTATCTATTAAAGGAGTTGAAAGACTGATGTCTCTTACTGACTTCCGAGATGACCTTAATGTTTATGTGAAGTGGGTAAAAGAAAGAGAAGCTCCTCTAACTCGCGACGTTTAACTAAACCCCTAAGTATGATACCATTAGCTCGTCGCCATTTCCAGAACTCATTAGAGGCGCCTATAAAGTCACCTCTATTGAGTTTCTGTCTTAAAGTACTAGCTTTAAAATTACCACTTCCGATATTGAAAATAAATGAACATAACGCACTAAATTGATTAGAATTGAGCTCCACACGGACATATCTGGCAATTATTTTATACGTCCAAGCTAAATCATCAAGCAGCAATTTATCGGCTTTAGATTCATCAATACGGAGTCCTTCCGTGACAGGAACACCAGCATCATCTATAGAGCCATAGCCAATAGTCCATATACCAGCAGAACACTTATAAGCATCAAGGCGCAGTCCTTCGCAAACCTTGATTATCTGTAAGCCCCTAGAGTTAATTTCCACGGTAATACGTCACATTAGAATACTGAATAGGCCCAGTAGTACCACCAGCAACAACTACAAAGGGAGCATAAACTAAAGTCTCACCTTCAATAAGCGGCATATCAACTAGCAGAGGTAGTGTCACAGTAAAAGCAAATACAGAAGCTTCTTGGCCTATTAAAGGCATATCTATAGCTAATGGATTAAGTACTGCAGGGTTATAAACTATAGCTTCGGTACCAATCAACGGCATATCAATTGCTGGTGGTGCTACAACTGCAGGACCAAAGACAACGGCTTCAGAACCTATTAGTGGTACTGTTATAGTTATACCACCCGTCACAGCCTCACCCGGCCACCCATCACGAACAGCGCCTACTCGATAAGCGCCAACCCTATAAGCTCCAGTTTGAATTAACGCCATGATTAAGGCTCAAAATTAACTGAGTTAATAAAGTCTAAATCTTCCGATGCTTTAATTGTATCTTTTAACCCTTGTACTTTACCAATAGCTCTGTCTGTTATAGCAGAAAACGCTGCTGTTTTAGCTTCGATTTTTGATAACTGTTCATCTCTCGTAACTCCGCGATTTAAAGCTATTCTGTCAATAGTTGGCGTTAAGGCTGAATTGTCTTTTTGCCATACCTCTATTTCTAATCGCTGATAAGGAAAAGTGTCTTGTTCTACCCTTGAATATTTAGAACTAATTAAATTACCCAAATATTCTTGCAGTTGTTCGTTAATTCGTTGGTATGCTGCGTTTCTCGCAGGAGCCAACAAGTCGAAATTATTTATGTGACTCTGCAGTATGTTTTCATCGGCAACTGTACTACCGTTTAAACTAAACATCACAACCCCGTCTGCATTAACGTGCTTATAGTTAGTATCTCGAAGGATAAGCTCAAGGTTTTGTTTTTGCTGTGTATTCAAATTAATCATTAGTTGAACCCTCCAATAGGTACGTTCTCATTTCTACTAGTTATTACTCCTATTGCAGGTAGTGCAGCAACGCTAGGTGTAGGTGTCCCGAGCGTAAATCCTTGATATATGTTCGCGAAGGCTCCGTTAGAATTAGAACCCATCCACGTTTTCAATTGTGCTGTATAACTAATTGCGGCGACTTTAATTACAGAATCTTCAAACGCTAGCCCTAGTACAAAGTAGTTAGGTAGCTTTACAGGTGACGTTGTGCCTCTGGTGTTATTAGCAAATGATGAAGTCGCTAAACCAGTGACAGAACAATCTATATCGTCCGATTCCATTAAAGGCAATCCCGTTGGGAGTCCTGTTGTTTCATCCACGCTGTATATTCCCATCCTTACGACCGCACCTACTGAGGCAGTTTTTACGTATAAAGCCCAGTTATTGAAAACCGCCGACTTACTGTTAACGTAGGGAAAAAGATACATTTGATTAGACCGCGAGGTATACGAATTCGAGTAGTTAACAAAAGACTCAGGGTAGTGTATATTTTCATTATTTCCTGCCCCTGTAATAGCTTGAGGCATACGTAAGTCAGTGTCGCTTCTACTGATAAATACTTGTTTGGTTCCCGCTGCGAAGTTAATCGCTGAGCCAGTAGAGCTACCAATTACGTAATACCTAACCAGCGTAGTAGCGTCTGAAAGGTAGCCTATGCCGTTTTCCCAGTTACCAGCGCGGTCATCTATATAATAACTAAACCTATCATTAATTGAAAATTGACTAGCAAAAGTCCTACCATCTTCACTGGCGCCAGTAAGGGTTATATTGCCGGTGCCAGTTGTTGTAGTTACTTCTTGTACGTTGGCGGCTAACATTATTTAAGCTCCTTATTATAATGTTCATAGCGAGTTGTATATTTAGTTTGTTTTGCTTTGATTTTAGCTCTAGCTTTTGTACAAGCTTTAATAGCTTTCTCGTACTTATAAACCTTCCAACCATACCAAGCTAACTGTATAAATTTAAACATTTTATTCTCCTATAAAGTAGCTATACCTGAACCATTCCAGATAACTGTAATATCTTGACCGTTAGGTGTTACAGGTAGACCTGTGGCAGTATCAGCCTGAATAATGAGTTTAGACGATGCTTCTGCTCCTGTGTCTTGAACTAATACAACTGCTTCGCAAGGGTCACCTGCAGCTACAGAAGGAAACACTACGTCTGCTGCGTCAATAATACGACCAGTGATTGATTTACTAGCTAATGTAATAGGTCCAGCTTTACGCGCACCTGCGGGTATATCAGCTAAGAAGTCATCGCTGACTTTATCTGGTGTGTAAAGTGCTGTGTCTATCAAGTATGCGTGAATGACATCTGTGTCATAAGCTATATCACCACTCCATAGCGCTCCTGCTGCTTTATCGTATACGTAATTTGCCATTATTATTTCCTATGCATGTATGTTAGTGTGAACTACAAATGTATCACTCGTAGTAACTGTTATCGAAGTATTTGGCGTTATATCAGGGTTGTAGTGCCCACCTGCAACTAGAGGTATCTCACCTCCCAGCTCACCAAAGCGAACAGTACCAGCACCGCTAGTAAAAGTTATAAAGAAGTACCCTCTGTTAGCATGAGCTGCAAAAGTAGTATTACCAGTATACTCTTTAGTCGTAGCGTCTAAAGGTCTACGCATTTTTATTCTCCCTTAAGTATTTTCTTATTCTATCACCAAACCAGAAACTAAGTATGGTTGCAAATAGAGCTAAATCGTATTCTGTAAACATCATCTGGCCTGCTTCAGTCCATGTAATACCATCCTCTAAAGCACCTATAAACATAGCTACTTTAGAGAAAGTGTACAGAGACATAAACCAATATGTAACTATAGGACGTACAGAACCTCGTAATGCATCAACCCAGGTTATACCTGTTAGCTTTTGTGGTTCATGCGAAGCTTTGACACTAGCGATTTCTGCCTTAAGTTCGAGAGCTATATTATTTAGCTCTCCACTTACTTGCGCTTCTTGTATGTTTAGCTCAGACTTCTTATTCATAAGAATCATCTGCATTTCCATAGAAGCTAGTTCATGCTTCTTCTCCTTACTATCCTGGAAGAACTCCAGAATAGAAGGAAAAATAGAAGTGCCAAAGCCTAGTAAACTACCTAGTAGTGTTAGCATTAGTCTAACCTCACCCAGTCGCCAGTTGTTAGACTAGCAGCATAGTATTCTTCATGTGGTGTTGGTGTAGTGTCAATATACCGCTGACCAATAAAGTCTACAACTAAAGCACCTGATGGAGTACCTGCAGCAATAAGCCTCGTAAACCCCCCTACAGGATTCCAATCTGTATTAGCAATTCCCATGGCTTTAAACCAAGTACCTGTGGTGGTGTTCTGGTACTCTTGGCCTGGGAAATCTGGAGTTACAGAGCCTATAGGAGTGCCTGCTCCACTTATCATATGCTTGTCATTGTCACCATCAAATAGATAAGGCGTTGTACTCGTCCATACTGTTGTACTAGCCGTAATCTTATTACCTCTACCATGATAAGAGTTCGCTAATAATGCAGGGTGCTTACCACCATCAATCTCTGTGCCATCTCCGAAGTTACAGTTGAACGCGTAAACTCTGTCGTTAGACTCAAAAACATTAGCGAGTGCTGTTGAGCTAATAAGCTCTATATCTGCTTCGTCTACTCTAACATACACTTGGTCTTTAGTAGGTTTATACGGCGCTGTACTAGAAGTGGTAGTCTGTAGTTGCGATACAGACCCACCTTTAATATAGCAACTACCTATCATGCCTAGTCCAACAGAGACGCGCTCGCAATTATCTATAACAATCTTAGGCCTTATCGCTCTTACGTCGGTGAGATAAGCTGCGTATACCCCCGCGGTCTGATTCCACCCTTGAGTAAATTTAACTAATCCAAATTCAGCTCTATTGTTAAGCACTCTAGTAGAACACATTATATCACGCACAGTTATTTTCTGGTTAAATTCACCTGCTGCAGCGTCATACATAGCTCTATTACTAGGGTGCATATAGTTTGGTGGCTCATAAGCTATAATAGCAAAATCACTTGGCTCATTAGTAACAGAAATATTATCAACTATAATCTCCTGAGGGAATATAGCATCACCTGATACATGCTGATTATAGTCAACAGCTTTAAATTGGAATGTTGAATCTGTGGTTACAATAGAAGGGTCGAATTCTAAAGCAACATTTCTAACTTCTACACGTTTACCGCGTTGTATAGTAGTACCCCAAGTAGACTGAGGGATGTCAGGGTAAAAAGCTACGCCGGCATATCTATGATTACGCCCAACTAACTCGGTAATAAAAGTTGCATCAACTACTATTTTAGCTCCATCAATAATTATATCGCCATCAAAATGCGCTGCGTGGTCAGGGCGAACTTGAACTATAGCTTGCACAAAAGTTTCCCCATAAGGGCTAGAAATTGGGCCAGTCTGCTTATGCACATGATTCGTGACTTTCAAGTGCCCACCACCACTTACTGAGATACCCATATTAATAGTAGTACAACCGTCAATAAGTATATCGTAGCCACCAAAGTGACAGTCAATTCTATTCATGTAGCAGTCTTTAAATATCATATCCCTAACATAGTTAGAAGCAAATGAAGATACCCCACCGTTACTGCGAATTCTATACACTTTCATTCGTAGCACATTACCAGCAACTATAGTATAAATACCACCTACTACTGTTGCACCCTGAGGTGGACTTAACGCGTCAAAGTCTGATACTGTAACATCAGAGCAGTTGTATATTTCGACAATCTCACGTATATTGCTAGGCCATGTAGTTTGCTCTTCTTGTAATATTAAGCCTTCAATCTGCGTGTTAGAGCGAGTGCATTTAACTACTCTAAACGAAGGTGTTTGGTCTATAACTATCTTAGGTGCGTAAAAGTATAGTCTAAAGTCTTCTCTAGGATACACTTTTACTGCAGTAACGTTACCTTGTAAGTCATGGTAAATTGGAGACTCTAACTGGCCTTTACGGCTTGTAGACGTATTCTCTTGCGCATACTTAGGATTAAGCGTATTGCCATTTCTATTTACTTCTAAGACGTTGGAAGATATCTCAATGTACCGACCACTATATATACCAAATACATCTTCTGGTAAGCGTTGAGAATATTTTTTGAAGTACGCGCTATAAGTAGTATTCAACTGTGTTAACGTGCCTGCGTCTAATTCCACTACTGACTTAGCTGACGTAATATTCCACATACCTGGCTGCGAATATGTCAAGTCAGTAGTCCCTGAGTTGCTATCAACTCGAACTATCATACCCCTATTATCACATGGCGTCTGTACTGTAGCCTCTAGATTTTGCCAGTAAAAAGTACCAAAGCTCTGCTTAACAGGTAAACCATACTTGTTAGCTATGGCGTGGCATTGCACATTATAAGTATCAAAAACAGCTACACCTGTAATATCTGCACCGAACATCTCGTAGTTAAGTGCGCGCTCACGAGGCACCCAAGTACCCGCACCTGTATCAGGAGCAATACCTAGAGTCTCAGTAGCTATATAAATATAGTCGTAGTAGCGCTGGTCAGTAAAGTACACTCTAGCAACAGTGTAAGCAGTCACGTCTAGTGCTTTAAGTTCAACTAAACTGTCTACAGCAAATGGGGTGTCTATACGATTCACATCATAGTTTACCCCACCTCTAGACTGCGTGACTTTCCCACGACCAATTGCTAAGTCTTGCATTGTAGCAAGATTCTTTTCTACATTTCTTACTGTCATTATTTTAATCTCCGTACTTGGTCTGAGCCTGCTTGAACTGCCATATAACCCTCATCTTTAAGAGCACCATTTAATTGAACCTTATCGTTTAAGTCAATAGCATATTTGTTTGCTATCTCCTTGACCTTATCGTAACTAGCTATACGGTGGAATGGTATCTTATGCTCTTTACCTTTACCACTAGGCTTTAAGAGCGCGCCATCACCATACATTATAATTTTTGCTGAACCTACATCTTTACCTTGAGACTTTACTCGTGCGGCTTCCTTCTGCATGTCTGTAGCCATTTTAGTAAGATTCACATCGCCGTCAGCGGCTTCCATGAAGTCCTTCATTGCTTTAGCATTCAAAGGTTCTTCAAGAAGCTTAGCTGTTTTAGTAACTAAGGATATGTTACCTGCTTTCTGAGTAGGTAATCTACTTTTGATACCATTAAACATACTAGTCGCAAACTCGAATTTAGCTCTCATCACAGGGTCTGCAGTTAAGAAACTTTGGAATTTAGGTATTTGGATATTACCCGCAGCCTGAGCTAAAGGTATATCATTTTTAAATACTTGTGCAAGTTCATTAAGTGCTGCTTTAGCTTTGCGTGCTTCAGGTGTAGTAAATACAACTTTATTCAACTCTGCAGCTAGTAATGGAAAGTGCGTAGCTTCACCTTTAACTGAGAACTTCTCAGCTAACGCATTTATTACAGTGCCTTCAGACATGGCTCGCTGCTTCATAGGCAGTTTACTAAGTACATCGTTAAATGTACCATCGAGAGCATTAATATACTTAGTTAAAGACTTAACTACAAGCTCTTGGTTAATGCCTGGACGGCGTAGTAACTTAGCTAATACATTCTTTTCTAACCCTTTCATCTTAGCATAGTTTATTTTAGCTTCAGAGTAATTACTAAGCCATTGCTTAGGATTCTCCATTACTACATTTGCACCTTGCGTTATTGCACCATCGATATCACCTAAGATGCTGTTCAACTGCTTAAAATCTTTAGCTTTACTAATACGCGTGTTGAACTTAAAATCATTAACTATTTGACGCAGTTCAATCAAATCAGTAAGTGTACGACTATCGGACATGTCTCGTACTTTCTGCGCTTGAAGTCTAAACTTCTCAAGTACATTAGGGTCAGTTATATTTTTGCCTAAAGTCTCAAGCACTGGGTTAATAGCTAACTTATCATAATCAAAGCTGAAGTTGTTAATGCGTGGCGATAGTGATACTTGCTCTTTAACATCACCATAAAACTGCTTAACGCCTGCAGTATAGTTAGCTAAGTCTTCTGTAAGCATCTTAGCTACATTTTCATCTGTAAGCTCTGCAGTAGTAGATAGTACGTCTGTCGTTCTGCGCTTTATAGACTCTGCTACAGCTCTACCTGCTTGAGGGTCTAGTATACCAGCAGGTTGTACTATAGCTTCACCACCAGGTTCTGTTAATACTGTAGCTCTAATTTGTTGCTCTGCAGCATTAGCTTTCTTAGGGTCTGCTTGTACTGACTTATTCAACCTCTCAACCATCTCACTGGCTGTAGCCTCATCAATAAACATAGTAGACTTAAGAGACTTTAAAGCTCCTTGAGTATTTCCATCAAGTAGTAAATCCTTAGCTTTCTTAACACCATCCCATATTAGGCCTGCAGACTTAGCTAATGGATAACCAACTAAATCACCGATAATGCTTGCTTCACCTGCTGTTAGAGCCTTGTGAGCTGCAATCTCGGCTGACATATCTTCAGCTAAAGTAACAGAGTCTCTAAGGTAATCAATTTCAGTACCAGTACTTGCACCAATCATAGCACCAATTAGAGAACCACCAGCAACAACTACAGGATGCTTAGACCATTGAGCTGCTACTTTAGCACCTGCGAATGCTCCACCTACACCGAGCGTTATTTCACTTTGCTCTTCACGCATACTTTCCCAGAAGCCAGGAGTAACATCTACTCTGCCCTGGTCTGTCTCAACCATGAACTTACCACCACCAGAAGCTTCAAGAGTCTCTAGCAGTCCAACCTCTTCAGGTGGTACCCAAACTAAGTTAGTTCCACGTTCTTGTGCCATGTTTACAATACGCTGTACACTAGCTTCCACTGCTTGCCGCGCTTTGTTAAAATCAACTTCATTGCCTGCATAGCCACTCATACGAGTAGTTATCGAGCTCATATTTGGTTGGATAGTTCTTAAGCGTGAAACTAGCTGCTCTGCCGACATTTGCTCATCGCCAGTGACAGTAGCATATGCTTCTTTCTTAGTATTACCTGTTGTTAATCTCGCAGTGTCTTCAGCGCGCTCCCAGAATGACTTTTCAGGTGCTGTAGTAATTGGCGTTGAACTAACATCTGCAATCTCATGTTCATCTTCAGCCATCGCAGCTAGCATGTCCTGCTCACTAAAACCTTGCGCTAACCCGTCTTGATAAATCTTAGTTTCTTTTAGAATAAAATCAGCTTCATCAGCGTCATAACCTTGTTGGCTAAGTTCAAAGCGTACATCATCATCAGTACCACCAGCTTTTAACGAAGCGTATGCCGCACCAACAGCAGCTGCAGGACTAGAGTAGAGCTTAAGATTAGGCTTCTCAGCTTTAAACATCTTTTTACCTTGATTAGCTTTCTTACTCTCTAATTCTGCTAATCTTGTATTCTCAACTTCGCTTCTTGTTCTGTTCATTGGAGCAAGAGCTAACTCTATATGCTCGTCTGACTCTGCCTTAGTCATTAAGTCGCCAACGTAAGCTTCACCTTTAGGTTTAATGATAGCGTACTGCGTGCCTTCAGCAAGTCTTTCGACTTCATCCTCGAAGCGCTGCATGTGGCCTTCACCGATAGCGCTACGCAGTTCTAGTGTTACATCCTTAGTAGGGTGAGAACCAAAAGTTTCTTCTAGCGCTTCTATAAAAGTAGAAGGAAATTCATCTGCTTGGTTTTCCCAATAGTCAAAATCAGTAAAGCCTTTAAAAGTTGTACCACCAGACTCGACTAACTCAAAGTCCATGCCGTTTTGTTTGGCTATCTTCTTGGCTGTGTTGGCTACGTTACCTTCGTACCAGCCTTGAACACCTGGGGCACGCTTGAGATTCTCGATGCCTGCACCTTTGATTGGTATAGCTAACTGCTGACGCCCTTCATTAATAGCTAAGTCAAGCTCACGCTCAATACCTTTAGCTAACCATGACTTCTGGTAAGGTGTCTCAGGGATTGCTTTCGCTCCTGGTAAGTCACCTGCTAAAGCATCTGCAGCCAACTCACCTATATCGTTATCTTCAATGTCTGCACGGCTAAAACCTATGCGGTCTAAACCTTCCATTACTTCATCTGCTCTATCAGTATAGCCGTCATTAAATGCTTGAAAAGCTTCTATTTCAGCAGGAGTAGGCTGCACAACTTCAATCTGTCCAGTATAACCACCTTGTGCTCTGGCTTGTTGGTGGAGGTCGGATTGAATCTCTTGGACTACGCGAGTAGGTACACCATCAATGGTATCATCATACGTACGAGTATGCATCAAGTAATTTGGTACGTCTTGGAAGTGTCCTGATGTGTAACGAGAGCCAGCAGTAATATCACCACTTACAATACCGTCAGCAATATCAGACCAGTGCATACCTGCTTCTACTTCATTCGGTACTACTTCAATAAACCGTTGCCGTAACTTTTCTATGACTTCATCTTGCTTATCATATAAGTCGTCTATATTACCTTCCCAACTGTTTTCTTGCTTGAGCAGTTGGTTATATTCTTCGACTTGCGCTTTAACAAATGACACTTCTTTATCTAGTAGTTTACCTTCAGCAAATGTATAGACATTTTCTTTGTAGGTAGGGTTGTTGATGCCTGCTTCTAAGCTAATGAAGTTGTAGCCTGACTCAGACTGCTCTTTGCCAAATACATCTTTACGGCCTGCTTCAAGCTCTTGAAGCTCTGCTTTGGTATAAGACTTCTCAGGTCTAATCTCTAAACCTGCGAACTTAAGCTCTTCGTCTTTAACACCTTGCTTCTTAAGTACATTAGGTAGCGAAGCACCTTTAACTTTAGCTTTTTCTGGTAGTAAATCAATACCAGCTTTAAGGATAGACTTAATTGGCATTATCCAACTCCCTCATTTGTATTTTGTGGTAACTTCAAAGCTTTACTCTTTGGGCTACCACCTTGCATTCCACCAGCTCCTGCACCCATCTTAGCTTCTTGCGTAGCCGCAGGGTCACCAGATAACATTTGTGCAGTCTGGTCTAAAATCTGAGCTATATTAGGTGAGTACTTAGTTCTAGTAGACTTCATGCTTAAGCTAGCCATCTGGAAGAATCCTGCAGGGTTAACCTGGGCAACCATCTGACCTACTTGACCACTCATTACAGTCTCTAGCATCAACTGAGCTTTCTCATCTTCATCATTAAACGAGTTAGCTTCTATGCGAATCTGAAAATCTAGGAAACTAAAGTCCGAACCTTCTTCAGTAACTGGAGCTAAGATGATGTTACCATCTTCGTCAGTGATAACTTCACCATTAGCAGGGTCTGTTTCAGGCAATAGAATTGGCACCATTATAGGTTGACCATCTGCACCCATTTGACCAGAGAATTCCATCATTGGCTTGTTAATTTCTACCCAGCGTTGACCTACAACTTCATCAGCAATACTTAAGAACTGATTGGCTTGGTAATACTGCTGAGCTAAGTAAGCAAGGTCTTCACCTAAACTATGGTAGAACGATTCTATACGAGCAGTAACATAACGCAATGACATTATCGCTGAGTTTTGTTGTAACTTAACTTTACGCCCAGAGTCAGAAGCAAACGCCATACCCAGGAAGCTATCGTTAATGCCTAGTACACGCTGTATACGGTCTAGTGAACGGTCAATTATCGTGTACTGGTCAAGAACATCTTTGCTAAGTTGCTCTATACGAACACCTTTTAAACTCTTAACTTCAATAACTGCGTTTACACGGTTAAAGCTTGTAGTAAAGTCCTCAATATTATCAACTGCATTTTTCTCGACATATGCTTTCTCTGAGTTCACCATAAGCTGAATCTTAAGAACAGCCTGGTTTAAAGCTCTCTGAGACTCTTTAACTTCTCTAAAGATACCATAATATTCTGTACGGTCAGAACTATGTAATTTCTGTACACGGTAAGGCCAGCGAGTTTTCTGGAACGTTATTTCACGCTTCTCTAGGATTATATCTCCACACCAAAAGATTGACCAGCGGCGTTGTGTGTCGTCCTCAATTACAGCATGAACTATAAGATAATTATCAAAAACTCTGTAGTGCCCAGAGTAAGAGTCGCCATAGTTAAATTCAAACTCAGCTTCTTCGACATTTAAGTGATTGAAGTACGCATCAAGTTCTTCCATCTTCTTCTTGCCCCAGCGACGTTTAACTATGTCAGCTGTAGTCCACTTGAAGCGGTGTAAGAATCGCGCGTCTGAGTAATCATCTTGTGTACTCATTGGGTCTAAAACTAATTCACCATCAGGTACGTGATGAGTAACAACTTTGTTAACATAACGACCAAACTCATCACGCTGCTCAGTTTTAACTACACTCTCGTAAGCACAAAGTAAACCTGAAACTAAACCAGCTAATTTAATCTCGTCGCCTTCAATATCAAAGCGATTCTCAATCAGAATGTTGTTAACTGTATCGTTAAGTATTGAGGCTACATCAACGTCTCTAGGGTTAGTAGGGCTGATAGTGATAGTGTTAACAATAGTAGAATAGTAGCCAACAAGCATACGAGCAAATAATTTAACAACGTTGAAAGTTTCTGCAGGTTGTCCTCGGTTTGCGAGGATTTGCAGTTGCTCTTCGGTGTACTGACGGTTGTGGTATAAGTCCCAAATCTCAGTAGCTTCTTTACGAGAGCTCTCATATGCTTCATAACCTATCTTAAAACTGTCTTTTAGGTCTTTAATATTAGCCTGCATTACGACGACCCCTTACAAAGTCTTTAGCATTAGTAGGTTTAATAACTTTAGTATCGTCTGTCGACTGACCGTCAATCATATCAATACGTTCATCTAAAGCAACAATGACATCTGCAAGCTCATCCATCCCCATGTTCAGGCGATACTTAGCTACATACTCATCATTGAGGTTGTATACTGAGTTAAGTTTAGTCTTTAAGTCATCAAGTTGAGTTCTTAGCTTAACTAGTACAGGACCTTTTTGTTGAGCTAAAGTACCTGCGGCTTTATCAAAAGCTGAGCGCTCACCATCTGATACAGTAGCACCAAACATTGCATTGCGTAGCACATTTCTGAACTGTTCATACGCTGCGGTACCTGCTGTACCTTTAACTTCATTAGAGATATAGCTTTTAACTGTTCGCATTATACTATCTATAGGACCGGCTTGCTCGTCAGTAATTCTTTCGCTTGCTAAGCCACCTGTTCCAGTAAGCTGAGCAACTTGAGTAATAGTCTTGCGGTCTTCAGGAGACAATGGAAACTCTTGCTCTACTCGAGATATAAGTTTAGCCGCTTTACGCCGCTCTTTAGGGTCTGACATGTTCGAACTAAAGAAGTCACCTTCAAATAGAGTGTCGAGCTCTTCTTTAGCAGTATTAACTTCATCAATCTTCTTCTGGTCAGTAGTGCGCATTTCTTCTTGTCGCATCTCTTCCTGCTTTAACACTGCAGGGTCATTAGGAGAAGTAACTTGAGCACCTGCGGAACGCTCACGTTCAGTACCACCAGCTTTCTGCATGCGATAAGCTTCTTCAATAGCATCAATACGACTAATACCAGGATTAGTCTCTTGCACTTCATCAGCTAAACGTTCAACTGTTGAAGAAGCTTTGCGACTAGGCTTAAGCATTTCTTGGGCTTGCTCGTAAGCTTCAAACTTACTTAACTCAGGGTTTTCAGCTTGCACTATCTGCGATAACCTGTCTAGTTGTGTAGACTTATCTGCAGTCATTCCTGAGCGAAGACGCTGAGTGTTAAGTGCACGTTTAGAAGCTCTTTCTAAATCCATGTCTTCCATATAGTCAGTATAACCTGTCGCAGCGTAAACTTGGTCCATATCAACAAGCTCTAGAGCGCCATCAGCTTTAGTAGCTACCACATAGTTAGACATGTCAGGATTTGCAAAGAACCCATCAACATCTGTTATACCTGCCTGTTGAAGCATCGCTTCAGTATTTTTATTACGAGTAACTTCATCAAAGCGCAGAGTGTCACCGTGAAGTCTTCTACCCATCTCAGAGGCATTTGCATCCTTCAAAAAGTTATTCAAGTGTTTAATATTATTAGTACCATCATACGCTTTAAATGAGGCGAATGATTGTTGCTTTAGGCCCGTTGCTTGTGCCTGGAACAACTCATTTTCTAACTGCTGAACTCTGAGCTCTTGTTCGCCTTGACGGACACCAGAACCAGCTACATACTCATCTAATTTTAGTTGCGACAGTTGCTGGCGATTTTGCGCTTCTGCTCTACGCGCATCACGTTCAGGAGCACCACGGCGATACTCTCCAACTTCTTGAGCACCTTTTGCTATGCCTGCACCTATGTAAGCTAACTTTGACATTACTTTTGTCCTTCTTTTTTATTATCACTCCGGGCTTTACCTGCTTCTTTTATATAATCACTCAGGGCTGTACCTGCTTCAGAGAAAAAGGCTTGTGTTGCTTTACCTGCTGCTTGACTTGCTGCTGCAGATTCTGCACCACGTTGTAATGACTGATTAGCTAAAGACCTGCTCATAGACTCTCCGGGGTTCTGACCTAGTCCAATTTGTAAGAATCTTGATTGCTCTTCTGCAACCATCGTAGGAGCAGTAGCTCTTACTTGAGCTCTTTGTTGCGCTGTGTTAAGCTCGACATCTTTAACAACTCTACTAGCTATACCACTATCTGTTATGCCACGCTGAGCTAAGTTTACTTCAACACGCTCTAATGCTTTAGCTCGCTCTAGCTCGACTGCTTCTAAGCCTTGCGTTTCAATATATTCAGGTGTTAAATTAGCGTAGTAATTTGACAAGTTATCTTGGATTGGCCCATAGACTCTATTCCAGTCGGCTAATTTTTGCTGCTCAAATGCCAGCTGGTTCTTTTGTGCATCTTTAGCAGTGTTGGCTGCTTTATTTGCAGCTACATTACTACCTATTGCGCCTACAGCTACAACTCCTACGGCTACCCAACTCATTGTTCAATCTCCTCAAAATCCTTAGCAATTAACTCAGCTTCTAGCTTGTCTAAATCTGTTTCATCGCTTGGATGAATAGTAACCCACACAGTGTCCTCAATTATGTAAGCAGCTCTCTTCGCTCCTGCTTTACACTCTATTGTACATGGGGCTGATAGTATAGATGTAAGTTGTTCTGATACTACTTTAATCTTACCTTTTTGTAGCATCATTATGTGGTCTTTCTTATGCAACTTACCTACTAGAGCAGTACCTGCTTTTGCATGTAGCTCTCTAACATAAATACCTGGTAAGAAGTAATGACGAAGCTCAAAATCTACCTGTGGCATTTTACTCATGCAAGCTTCTAGATTTTTAATATCACTACGTAGTACTAAGTTATACATCTTCAAGTCCAGTAAGAACGCCAAATGGGCTACTAAATTCTGCTTTAATTTCTTCTATTGTTTCTACACGTTCTTCAAGTAAGACAAGTAAGTTGTCTATAGCTTCTCTGACTTCTGTCAGGTCATCTGCTTTTACTGCTGGGTTATTACCACGTAATCCTAGCTGTAAGTCGACTAATTCAACAAGGCGAATCAGAAAACGTTTTAACACGTCTTCATCAGTAATATCTACTGGTACTGATATTAGTGATTGATTAGCTGCCACTGCTTGCCTCGTATTCTATCTCGTGAACTGTTCCTGTCCCAGTAATTTCAAACTCAATAAAGAATCCTCTCTGCTTCTGTTGAGGAACTTGAATTTGATGAGCATCAGTACTATTAAGAGACTTAGTAACAACTATTTCACCGTCTATTAATATATTTATTATTATATCACCTACAGAATAAATAAACACCTTTTTATACGTTTTATTCTTACTAATACTACCTTCAATGAAGCGGGGCGACTTATAGTTAAATACATCACTTTCATCGCTACCATGGATAAAAACTAATTGATTGCCTATAGCTCCATATAACACGTCGTTTGCTACAGCTAAAGAGTCTACACCTAAAGCTAAGTTGCGGAAAACCACACCATAACGATAATCAAGTAATAAAGCATTACCTGTGCTCTCTAGAACATAGTAAACTTCGTCGTATATTATGGAGTCTACAGGACTTAAATTTATTTTACCTAATGCATTCTTAGATACTACCTCTACTCTGTTACCTGAGGATTGGCATATGCCATCAGAGGACACCCAAACCGCTGTACCTTCTCTTACTTGCACAGAATAATGAGATAAACAGCCTTGGTCTGTACTAAGAATGTCTTGTGCTAGTGAAAGAGGTCCTGTGCCTGTAACGATGTGAGACTTAAAAGTTGTGCAAACAACAAGCCCAGCTGTAACATTAGCTATACCTGTAATAGGACCATCAAAATTTAAGAAGAACTCTTCAGGCCATGAGTTAGGGTCGCCGATAGGTGTAAACCTTAATTTAGAACCTTGCGCTGCAAATAGCATTGCATACGCCTCTGTAAGGTACTGTAAGTCTAGCGGCGCTGGACCACTACCACTGGTAGTTAGCACTGAGCCTTCAATAAGAGTGTCGCTAATTTCATCTGTATATGTTAGTTGACTAACTGGAATCTCTTCTACTAAGCTAAATGTAGTGATATTACCGCCTATGCGATAAATGCGAGTATTAGTAACCTGGCTGTCACTAGGAGCTAGCATTGTCAACGTAGCTGTGCCGCCAGACGTTAAATCTAGTTCTTCAGTTAAAGGGCTTGGTGCAGACTCTGCACCATCTGCTGAGTTAACGTGAGTATACACGTACTGTAAGGTGCCATGTAGAGCACCAAAGCCTTCATCAGATAATTCTTTGTTTGCGCTAATATCAGCAGTAGAATCAGCTATAGTATCAGTGTCTGTTAATAACACACCAATGTAATGGAACTTGCCTTTGTACAGTCTGTATACTTGTACACCTGCGTCACCATAAGTTATACCTTCAACTTCACCTACTGTGACTAGTCGTGATTCAGCTGAATCGTTAGTTTTAACTACAATAGGGGCTGGTATAGTGTAGCCATTTTCATTGCGCACTGTAACAGCACCAGTTAATGAGATACTAAAGTGTAAGTAATCAGATTGCCTAGTACTATCTACATTAATCAAAATATAGTGATTTGTTTCTAGTGGTGTACCAGGTAAATCTAAGTCTTGAGACGCCGTGAACTTTACTACTTTATCAGGGTTTTTGTTTAACACAACATCGCTAAAACCTGGTGGTATGTCTATACCAAGGTTCTGCGTCACTCCATCTTTGCGTTTTTGAGGTCTTGTTGTTCCGTTAGTCCAGTATAGCTTCTTTTGAAACTCTACGTAATCTTGACGGTTAGCAGAGCTAAGCCACTCTGAGTCGGCGACAAACCAGTGAGGATTAGCTCCTGCTAACTGTGAAGAATCTTTATGCTTTTTAACTGGTGATAGTATGTTAGACTCAGTGTCAACATTGTTTAGCACAGTAGACTCGTTTAACGCTAGCATCTGAGGTGCTAGTCTTGTATTTAATCCACCACCGAATTGGTTAATCTTCATGTTAAATACTCTGTAGTAAGAACGTACAACGCAGTGTAATATCCATACCATTATGTTCTAGTGCTATACCGTCTGAAAAATGCCCTCTGCCACTCATTCTAGCCACCTTTTCCTGCAAGTTTTATTTTTACATCTACCACATCACGCTCTATATTAAGTAACGAAGACTGCATAGGTTGCAAAAACTCTTGTAGTATCTCCCGAACTTCACGCTCAGTCATAACTTCAGCTTCAACCCTGGTTATACGCTCTGTTAGTTTTATTTCTAGCTTAGCCTGGCCGTCAGCAAGCTTGTCTAGCTTCTGCTTATCTCTACGACTGTTATAGCTAATTACAGCAAGCATAAAACTAAATGCTGCTGCTGCCCATGCTTGCCAAGAATCCATACTACTCCTACTTCTTTGTAATGTACTCATTATTCCACTCTACTTTAACGCGCAGCAATTGCTCTACTTGTTCGAATAGTGTTTGTGGTATTGGTTGCTCATCGTCCAACAGAAAATACTCTCTAACTTTCTTACTGATTTGAGCTAATATGACATCTGACTGTGTTTCAAAGTCTTGGGCAGCATAAATGATAGGCTCTACTAGATATTTCCATTCACCATCACCCTGCCGGTAGACTGTTCTGAACCCCACTTGCGATGTAAAAACTTGATTAGCAAAGCAAGCTAATTCATAAGTTTGCGGCGTAGCTGCGCCACTGGTTATTTCCCATCTGAATGCTGATGCTGTTGGTTCGTTAACGCTCATGTTTAATCCTTATGTATTTAATTACTCAACTGTTTAATTGTTGCTGCATTTAGTGCAAAATCATATATATGGAAATCGGAAAGTTCACAATTAGCTGCTTGAAGGGCATCCAATGGTCTACCTCCCACACCTATTACTCCGGTTAAATCTGCTGTCGCACTTATACCACTTAGGCTAGCAGAGGTTACCTGAACACCATTGACATAAGCCTTTATTGTTATACCGTCACTAGTACAAATTAATGTAGCTTCGTCTGTGCTAGGTAGGAGTACGGTTAAGTTTGCTCTATTACTGGGGGCATCCGAATAGCGTATTAGTATGTTACCTGCTGCTTGCTTAATAATAACAAAACCTTCTGAGGGGGATAGCACTTCATTTACAGGTATGGCCAGAAAATAATGCAACCCTTCCGTCATTGCTTTTGTTATACCTTTGATTTTTAAAACCACGGAGAAAGAGTCATCTAACTGTGGTGAGTTACCATAAACAGGGGCAGTAACCTTATCAGCGGCTCTTGTCACTGCGGACGCGGTTGTTTTGATGTAACTTGAAGCGAGGGGCAGGGCTTCTAATTGAGCACCCCACGCTTGCAAACTTGTGGCTGTGTCTGAAGCAGCCCTCGTTATATTCAACCTAGCAGTTGCTACTGTAGCGCCAAAAAGATGAGTTACCTCAACTCTTTTCCACCCAGTAGTCAATACCATCTGTACCCCGAGGAATGAATCAATCCCGTTAGTAACTTCAATCGTAATAGTTTCGCCAGCGACACCTTTCAGCCATAACGAGGCAGTGTAATATGTATTTGCTGCGGCAGCGCCGGAGTTCTGAAGTATTGTATCATTGATGGCTGGGAAGTTCAACGTGTCGGCAGATAAGGCCCCATTAGGTGCAATATCTGTATTGTCGGTAACGCTAGCCGTACCTAATAGCCCCCACGCCCCGAAGAAGTCTTCCGACCATTTTATTAGGTTTGTGCTTGCGCCTTCAACCACATGGCCAAACGCAGTCTCACCTAATGTGTTCGCTGGTATACTTTGCACTACACCATACCTGTCAACTATATTCTTAGTGCTGGCATTTACAACAGTTAACCCACCAACAACGGTATCGTGCAAACTGTTTTTTGTGAGCACACGCATCAGTGGGTTACTAACATCTTGCAAAGACTCTACGCTATCAAGTCTACCATCTTGTACAGCTTGCTCTGTGTCTAGAGTGTCAAGTCTACCATCTTGTAACAGTTGCTCAGTATCTAAGGCTTCTAGCGCAGTCTGCGCATCCGTAGCACCTGAACTAAGTGTGTCGTCAACTTTTACTTCATCTGCATCTACACTTACTCCTTCGACTTTTACTTCATTCCAAGTTGCATCGTGGTAGTGATAAAATGTAGCTATGTCATTAACTACCACAACTGCTTTAGGATGCTTATCAGTATCTAAAGCATTGCGTTCATCTAATGTGTTGCACGGGTAAAAGCCACGTATGCCAGATACAGGATAGTTACCTGTACCACGTGTCTGCTGAACGACTTCCTCGCCGAACAGCAAGTCTTCTTGACCTGCAAGATTTTTCTGTACTGTACGATTTGTCATTCGAATGCATTCCAAAAGTTAGTGCGATTATGTGAAGCTCTGATGCCATCGTTGGCACTTGTATCTTGAATCAAACCTAGTTCACGACTATACATATCCATGAATGATGCCCCACGCTCTCTAAAGCCTGTATCTATGTCATCTAAAAATGCATGAGCTATAACGTAGTATCTAATTGCTGCGTCGAAGGTGCCAGATATTTCTAGTTCGTCGTCGATGCTTGTTATTTCTTTTGACTCTCTTATGTACCATAAGTGCACGTTAGAAGTTGTTTCTCTAATATCAGTTACAATACCATATGTAGATAAGAAGTTCTCTTTTACTTCAGGGTCAAATAGACCTGTGACACAACCATAGATAGAATCAGCAGTGTAGTCTGTTATAGCTGTTACTACACCCATACGCTCATCGCCTGCAAATAGTGTAGGCCCAGCATTTTCGAATGTGTAAGTAACAGTACTAATGTCTTCAGAAGGTATAGGAAATACCCGAATCTCATCTAAGTTTCTGCGGTCAAATACTAGAGCTGATACTCTAGGACCTTCGATAACTTCCCAGCATGTAAAATTATTTGCTACGGCGTTATTCCCATAGCTATAGTTACTGCGGTCTGAACTGCCTGAGATGAAATCTTGAAAATCTAGTTTTTCATGAGAGTAAAAAGGAATAACACATGCATCAAAAGCTGCACGTGTAATTAACCAGACGTCGCTAGGCAAGTCATACGTATGCTGACCTTCTGCCACAGGGATATCAACCTGGTCTTTAAGAATTTTTGAGTGTCTAGAGATGTCTTTTTGGGCTTCGTCAACTAAACGAATAAGACGCTCGTCAGTCCAGCGCTCTTTGTCTGGGTCTGCAAGTGTGTCTCTAGCCTTTACTAAAATATTATTTATGCGAGTCATTGTAGTTCCTTAGCGCCAGGGAGTTTTATCTCCCTGGCATCAAGATGATTACATGCGAGTGTATTCGCCAGTATTTTTCTTGAATTCTAAGTATTCAACAACTACATGATACTTACCAACAGCCGTTGCTGCACCTACAACAGTTACTCCTAAGAATAACTCTTTGCCTGTGAGCGTTAAAGACTGACCAGTAAACGTACCTTGCTTACCTAACGTTTTAAGGTTAGCAGCAGACAAGATTTGCGCACCTGCTTCAGCTGTTCCAAGTTTAGCTGTATTAGACGTCGCAGCGTCTGAAGCAGTTTCAACATGTATATAAGCATTAGTAATTATTGCATCAGGTGGAATATTCGCTAAGCGGTAGTTGCCTGAAGCAGCAGGAATCTCGAAAGATTCTGAACCTTCAACAACTTCACCAGCAAAGAAACACTCTGACTTTTTCTGTGCGAAGATACCTTCGCGAATCATATTAACATTAGCCACGTGCTATCTCCTTACGATTGTACTTGAACGTCAGTAACAACAAGGCCGTAATCAAGGTCGCTAATTTTAGCTTGCTTGTACTTTTTGTTTTCTGCTTTCAAGTTAGTTTTGTTAGTTTCCATCCAGAACTCAACAGCTGACTCAGACTTGATACCAAAATCTTGAGATTTTTGGAATAAGTAATCAGGTTGCTTACCAAATGCCATTTGCATCGCGCTTTTACCCATAACCAAACCACGTGAATGTAGGTTTGAAGATGAGTAGTTAAAACCTTCTTGACCAGTCCAAAGTGCTGTTGAAGGGTTTGCACCATCATATTGACGTAAACCAGCAATTTCAACTTCAGAGTCATTTAGACCCCAACCGCGAGTAGTGCCTTCAGTATAACCGAAGAATTGGTCTGCCTGGACAATTAACAAGTGCCCAACTTTACCAATAACGCCTTTAATGTTTCTGTTACCAGAACCACGAACGTCACCACTTTTCATGATAGCTTGATAGCCAGCAACGTCTTTACGAAGTAAGTTAGCCATAGCTGCATCAATAACGTACAACCAAACAGGTTCACCATCGTTAACCATATATGGGTCTAACGGACGACGTACACCACCAACTGTAAAACCATTAGAAGTCATTAAAGTCTTCTCAATGTCTAGCAAGGTGTTGAAGTCAAAAGTTGTACCAAGGTCAATAGAGTGAGACGGTATTTGAATACCTGCATCGTTGGTAGTATAGTTACCTTGAGCAGTATCAAATAACGCTTGGTCTTTAAAGCGAGTGAACAAGTCACCAAGCTTTGAACGTGAGTCAGAATGTTGATTGATGGTTAAATCACCAATATCAACGCCGTCGAACTTGTCACCATTATCTGCTACCAAGCGGTAACGTTCAACAGTAATTTTATCCGAGAATTTTTTCTTCTGCTCGCCTTTACCAAATGCTGTATCTTTACCTTTAACAGCTTTACCTGATAAGTTACCATCATAATCAAATACAACAGTGTGGCCAGAGCCAGAGTTTTCGTTATTTTCCTGATATACTACAGAATCTTTTGAAGAACCAGTCAGAGGTGCCCAGAAAGATTTACTTGTAGCTTGAACCAGGCCTTCACGCATCCACTTTTTGCGTTTCAGGTCAGAGTCTAATGAGACTACGCCAGTTGCCATAATAAATTCCTAAGTTAATTAAAGTTTAATAGCACGATAGAGAATCCTGAAAGGGTCTATCTCTCTGAACCGGGTTACTAGAGCCTGTAAACAGGGAATCTATCCAATTCTTCGACTATTTATATATTATCATAAATGCATGAAAAGTAAACTTAATAAGTCTCTTTTTTGTAAGATTCTTTAACCTCACCTTTTATAGCATCTTCAGAAGGTTTGTCTTTACCACCTAAAGCAGATAAATCAGTTTCATTCGGAGCTTCTTCAGATTGTTTAATCTTCTTAGGAGCTCCTAAATATGTATTGCTCTTGTCTAAGAACTCTTCAAATGTTATTGTACCAGCTTCTAACTGCTTAGTATAACCAGCAGGTAAGTCATTATCAATAACGTCATCAGTAAGCTGATAGTCAGGATTAGCTTCGTTATGTTCTTGTAACAGTCTGGTACGCTTCTCCATCTCAGTTTCTTGCTGCGCTTTCTTCTTAATTTCCGTATGTGTGTCTTTAACTTTGCTAGCATTACTACTCTCATACTCATTTAATTTTACGCGCCATTCTTCAGGGTCTGTATTTTTTAATTCTTCTAGCTCAGACTGTTGTTCAGAGGTCAAGTTTTTAGCTACGTCTGTAGACCAACGGTCTACTATTTGATTGTTCTCGCTCTCAAGCGCTTTAACTCTCTCTTGCGACTTAGTAAAGCTCGATTGAGTATCTCGCTGTCTACGTACAGCGTTCGCAGCATATATGACATCCTCCGAGGTACCTTCTGGAAATGTTTGTTTACCATCGACCTCAGTCATACCTTTTAATGCTATTTCTACCTGTTCTGCTAATTTAGCCATTTCTAGTTCCTCTAATTTAATTAATTATGGCGATTTATATAAATTTAACATATTTGTGTATTTGTGTACATATATAATGCATAATTATTTTTATTTAGGAGAACACTATGGCTATTCATACATTCTCGTCCAAAGGCTCAAGGCCTCAAGATACTCAGCTTATCCAGGACGTCAAATACTTATGTCAGAAACACAATCTTAACTTTAGCGGTTTAGTTATTAACTTATTAAGACAATGGAAAGAACAAGATGAGCGAAGAAAAGAAGTACAAAGCACTAGCTAAGTTAAATGAAGGCGTAGACCCAAAAGTCATAGCCGCAGATTTAGAAACAAGCTACGCTACTATACTTAGATGGCGTCGCGAGTTCGATACTGCTATGGAAGCAGGTAAACTAAATGAATTACTTGCGGAGGACCCTGAAGGTATGGCTCTACTTGCTGCTGAGTCAACTATTGATATGCCTACAGATGAACTAATTAAAGGCGCTACCGGTTTACAGCGACTAAATAGTGAGTTACAAGCTACAGCGTTTAAGATTAACGAGCGTATACGATTAGAAGCAATGAAGATTGAGCATATATCAGAGCTTAAAGATTTAACTGACTGCTTATGTAAGCTTAACGACACCTTCTTCAATTCTAAAGCTGTTAGTGTTAATGTGCAAAATAATTATGCTGATAATACTCCTGCGTATGGTGAGTTCTTGAGCGATGTACCTGGAGCAATCAATGGGTAACTTGACACTAACAGAAGACCAGTTTAATGAGATATACCCAGACCTTCAAGGTCATTATAACTTCTTTAATGTCCCTATTCCACACGGTGTGTCTAAAGAATATATAGAGCGCGTATATTTCAAGTCTAAACTGTGGAGAATGAATAATCTATATAAAGTTATTAATAAGTATGGTGAACCTGTAGTCTTCCGCATGAACTACGCACAACATGTAGTATACGGTAAGTCCAGACAGCATCCACGTGTAATCATACTTAAGTCTAGACAGCAAGGTATATCAACTCTATGGCTCATATCATTCTTTGACGACTCCGTGTGGTGTGAGCATCTAACCCTGGGTCTTATGGCTCAAGGTACTGATGAAGCCGCTACGTTACTAGAGCGTATAAAATTTACCTGGGACCACCTCTCTGACGCCGTCAAGGAGTTTCTTGACATCCGGGTAGCTAAGGATAACACCAAAGAGTACTCTTTCTCAAATAACAGTACTATCTTTATACGTGTGTCCTTCCGGTCTGCTACCCTACAGCGTTTGCATATCTCAGAGTACGGTAAGATAGCTAATAGTAACCCTAAGCGCGCTAAAGAAACCAAGACCGGTACACTCCAAGCCTTAGCTAAAGGTAACACCGGTATTATAGAGAGTACAGCTGAGGGTCGTAATGACTTCTCTAAGACCTGGGATTCTAGTCTTATAGCACTCCATTCTGGTCAGATGGGCCCCAAGGATTTTTATCCTGTATTCTTATCCTGGCTTAATGACCCTGACTGTGTCCTAGACATATACCAGGAAGCAGATGGTGAAGCGCGTAAATACTTCGAAGAACTCGAAGATAAGCTAAGTGTAGTAATTACCCAGGAACAGAGAAACTTCTGGATTGCACAGCGCAGGGAGCTCGAGGGTGACATCTACCAAGAGTACCCAGCTACACCTGAAGAAGCATTTACTGCCTCGAAGGACGGCACGTACTACTCGCGTATCTTCACAGAGCACTGCGTGCGTAAAGGTAAAGTGCAAGTCGACACTTACGACCCTAATCTATATACCGATGTCTTCTTTGACCTGGGTGTGGACGATTACTTTGTTATGGCTTTTGTACAGTGGTACAGAGGCGAGTGGCGCATCATCGATGAGTACTGGAATAATGGGTATAACTTACCTCATTACCTTGAGATTGCATTTGAGCGCGGTTACGACATCCGCGAGCTAAAGATGCCTCATGATATTGCCGTGCGGGAGCTAGGTAGTGGTAATGGAACTTCTGGACTAGCTAAAAGCAGGTATGACATCGTCGATGACTGGTTAACTAAGAATGACCACAGGCACGTTACTGTAACAGCAATGCCTAAGACTTCTATAGAGCAAGGTATTGAAGCTTGTCGTGACATGATACCTGACATGGTTATAGATGCTAAATGTGAATACCTTCAGTTATGCTTATTAAATTACTCTAAAGAGTGGGATGATAAGTTACAAGTATGGAAGAAAACTCCTGTACATGATGAGTTCTCGCATGGCGCGGATGTCATGAGAAGTATAGCGTTAAATACTGATGAGTCTGAGTCAAGTCAACAAAGCAAAAACCATGTTGACTACAGTTATAGGCCTAGAAATACTGGGCACGCTGTATAGTTTGCATTACCTGGGTAGTTTATATAAATTTATTAAGCTACCCAAAATTAATTACTTCAAAAACACACTCTCCCATTGACACAAGCAGGCCCCGACTGGCCCTAGCCCCTTGACAAAGCGGAAAACCAGGATTGCATGCAATCAATGGTAAGACCAATGTACCAGGATATTGTATACAATAAACAGTATACTGTATAAGTTATACTAAATACATTATAAGATATAAGTGAGACTAACACATTGTATACACTATGCAAGTTAACTATAATTGTATATTGCAACCCTTATAGCATTTAGTTATCAATAATCTTGCTCAATTTATCGAGAACTCCACAATGAAGTCGTATCAAACTTAAATCATTATTTAATATCATAACAAGCCTAACTAAATAAAGTCTTGTGACGTGTTCGTGTGGAGATATTTTGATATAAATAGACTTTTAACTAATATATAGATATAGTTAAGTTCTTATTACTTTTAGTTATTTACTTAGACGATTTTGTTCTAAGAAATAGTTGTACTTATGAAGTGATTAGTCTATAATTAATTTAATTCTTGAGTAGCAACAATTACTCAAAGTCATAACGAATGTGATTGTGACGAAGATAGTTCTTTAACAATTTGATAAGAAAGTAATATTCTTAAAGTGTAGTTGACTTCTTGATATTAATTAATCAGGAGTAATCTTATGAAAGTACTTTTAATTCCACTACAATTTGGTGAAATAGTTGAAGGTAATTGGCCTTGTATTCCAATAGATGAAGGTTATGTTGTACCTTACGACTTTTATGAAGAAGTGTATAATGCCAAAATGTATGGTCTAACATTTGAAGTAAAAACATTAAGATAATTTATTGATATTAACGAAAGTTAATATCAAGAAGTTAACTAAACTATAAGAGAGAAATATTATGACTATTAAGAAAGCATACGTTGAACTAATCCAATTCTTAGAATTAAATAGCACTAAGAAAGTTTCTACTATATTAGAAGAAGCTAAAGCTATGTGTGAAGCTAAGAATAATGGCGAAACTGTCCTAAGAGATGAAGATGGTGAAGTTGTGGCAATATTTTGTTACTACCACAAGAAGTGGGAACCTATTAGCGATTGTGAATATGGAGCTAAGAAGTCTACTTCTAGTGGATATAATACAATGTGTAAAGAAGGTGTAAGTAACTGGACTAAACAACAACGTAAGTCTAAACTAAATAAAGAATCTTTATTAGAACAATTAAGTGAAGGTACTTTAGATGTTAATGACTTGAAACAACATCAAGATAACATTGAGATTGAGCGAACTAAAGTACTACCTCGTGAAGATACTATTGGGTTCACTGATACTAAAGATTGTCTTGAATACTTGAGCTAAATAATAAGTCAACTATACTTTAAGAATATTATTTTAAACTAAGGATACACTATGAATGAACTAAAGATATTACTATTAGCACTTCAAGATAAACTAAGAGATAGTCTAGATAATGAGGACTTGAACCATGCGAGTCAATTGTGTGATGATATTAAACTAATAATATCATCAATCTATGTATTAGAAGTACATGAGTAACTAAATACCTCCGTAGCTAAGTATAGCAGCGGAGGCATTACTCGTATAGTAATAATATAATAGTACTTACTTTATTGATAATAATAATATAATATATATTTGTCTATCTATATATAATATATAAGTTAATATATATAATATATACTGTATATACGTACAGTACTGTATATACGTACAGTACGGTGTGGGTGTATAACGGGTAAGATTTTGCATTAGGATAAATAGATATTTACCAGATAATTTATATTATTATTTATAAATTATTGATTTATATAGACTTATTTTTGTGTACAAATATATTTAATTATCTATATAATATATTGTCATAATTTAACACAGGATAATCGACATGAAATATTCAGCAATATACCAAAATACTGTCTTTGAAGGCATGAGTGAGGAAGATTTGCATAACTGGTGGGTTAACGAAGTAGTACCCGATAACCCTGACTTTACATTATTCCCATCAGGAGCTATGCCTAATCCTGATGGCCCAGGAGAAGTCAAAGCTAGACCAAATGCCACAGTTATAAGGATTATGAAGCGGTCTGGTTTAAGTGAACAGCAAATTAAGAACGCTACACAAACAACGGCCCACAAGTTTAACAGCTTATCTTTAGTTAATCCTAATAACGAAAGTCTAATACATCCGAATAAAGTATATGGACCTATTAGTTATGAGCAGAAGCTTGTCATTAGAGAGCACCTGCAAGATGAAAACTCTAACACGCTCTCACAACTGTATAATACAAATATCTCAAATATCAAGGCGGCACAGCAAGGTAGATTCAAGCAAACGACAATAACTAAGAAAGAACCATTAGCTAATCCTACGCCGTTGTCGCTTGCCGAGAAAATATATATACGTGATAATTGTCAGAACGATAGGCCTACGGACATCGCTCGCGAGTATAATACAAGTGTTAGTAACGTGTGCATAGCATTGAACGGGAGCTTTAAGGAACGTACACAGAAAGCACCACCGACAAGACCGTATGGACCGCTTACTCAGGCAGAGAAAGAGCATATATATACTACAGCACAGCATCGCACAATAACAGACATAGCTACAGAGTATAATACGAACCACGGTAATGTCAGAAACGCACTCAATGGTAGGTTTAAGAGCGACAGTATGCGTGACCGCCAGCTAGAGTGTGCAAGAGCACTACCGAGAGACATAATTGAGGAGGTTTATAATGAGCGATAAATTTATAATACTAGCTATAGTACTAGGCATTAGCATTGTATTAGCACAACCTGGTTTAACATTACTAGCCGCAGCACTAACATTATATTGGGGATTAAAATGAACGTTGATATAGAGCTATATAATATAGAATTAGACAGCACTTATGAGAGTGTGAGTGACAAGGCAGACTTTCTTAAGAAGCAGGAGAAGTATCTAGCATTCAAAGATATATTTGAGCTTACAGAGTACCTCGAGAATAACACGTATCAGAACTTGTTAAGAACTAGAGGTAGCTTTGTAGTATGTAAAGACGATTTGATAGCTCTTACTATAGCAAATGTAAAGTTCAGCGTAACCGCACAGCGTACACAGGTAGTTAATGTTAGTAAACAGCTCGCTAACTTAGCTCAGAAACCTATAGAGCTCTTGAGAGTACCTGGAGGTGACACATTTAATAACAAGTGTGAGGTACACATGCCTGGTCAAGCATTATCGATGTATAATGACATTATGCTGATGGAGGACGCGTGCGCTGACGAACTACAGGCATCAATAAACATAGGCTGGCGCATAATAGCGACATGCCCACAACCTACACAACGTCGACCTGACTACATACTAGGACGATATAACCCTGAACGCAAACCACAAGGTGGAGCAGTAAGATAATGAGCAGATATGACTATATACCCACGTTACTAGAGTCGTTTACAACTATAGACCTGGCAATATTCGCAGTGCCTGAGAGGTCAGTAAATGAGAGCATACAGCATGCTTGTAGAAAACTGTATAAGAAGCAAGTGGGACCAGGCAAGCAGCTACTGAAGGGTCTTGCATACCACCAGGATGCAAGCACTCACTATAATAGACTAAGGAGTAAACTAGGATGCTAGACACTATATTAGAACAACATAAACTATGGTTACAAGACAACACAAAAGGGCAGCGAGCTGACCTGCGTAGAACTGACCTGCGTGAAGCTGACCTTTGGGGCGCTGACCTTTGGGGCGCTGACCTGCGTAGAGCTGACCTGCGTGAAGCTGACCTGCGTAGAACTGACCTGCGTGGAGCTGACCTGCGTGGAGCTAACCTGCGTGGAGCTTACCTGCGTGAAGCTGACCTGCGTGGAGCTGACCTAAGTGGAGCTAACCTGCGTGAAGCTGACCTTTGGGGCGCTGACCTTTGGGGCGCTGACCTGCGTGGAGCTAACCTGCGTAGAGCTGACCTGCGTAGAGCTAACCTGCGTGAAGCTGACCTTTGGGGCGCTGACCTTTGGGGCACTATAGGTAATAATAGAGAGTTAAAAACCATTCAAGCAGGCGCATATACTATTAGTTATACTACTGATATTATTCAAATAGATTGCAAAAAATACTCTAAAGAAGAGTGGTTCAACTTTACTGATGAAGAAATTAGTAATATGGATAGCAATGCGTTAGCATGGTGGAAAGTTTGGAAGTCTATACTCAAGCAAATATTAGGAGCAGAGTAATGAACACTAGAGATTTAGAAGCAATATATTTAGGTGTACATGTGAAGTACACTAAACACGGTGGTAGATGCGGTTGGATAGGTCAGATAGTCAGGATTGACTCCTCACGCGTCCATATATTGTACAACAACGGCAAGAAGCAAGATTATTCAATCTATGCGTTAGAAGGTGTTAGAAACTACCACAGAGAGCAACAAGGCTATATGGATGAAGCTTACCTGGTTCCAGTGCAAGAGATGCTACATAGAGACGTAAAGTACTTTATGGTATTAGATGCTCAAGGGCGGCAGGTCTACAAAACCCAGGACGAGGGTAAAGCAGAGCGCCAGGCAGAGCTATTAGCTAAAGATGACACTGCAGGTTTACCATACTACTTACTAGAGACTAAAGCTATGTACCGGAAAGAGCAATCTCCGGTTAAGCGTACAGAATTATAAGTATATTCCAAAACGTTATTTCATTTATTAATAAATTATTATATAATAGATACTGATTCAAACAATTGATATTAAGGAACCATAAAAATGGCGACAATTAAAAAAGCATACCAACCAATCATGACAATCTTAGCTGCTAATATCGGCGGTAAATTATCTCAAGAGCTTTATAATGAGATTGAAGCATTAACAACAGCTAAGCAAGGTGGCGGTGGTGGTGCAGCTACTACATTCCATCGCGACGAAGCAGGTAACGTAATTGCTGTACGTTGTTTCTACCACGACTTATGGATGTCTCCAGAAGTTGTTGAGTTTGGTAAGAAAGCATCAAGCGCTTCAGGCTTAAACAGCATGTGTAAAGCTGGTGTAAGTAAATGGACTAAACAACAGTCTGAGTTCAAGAAAGCTAAAGAATTATTACTTGAGCAAGTTGCAGCAGGTGAAGTTGCTCCTGAAGACATCAATAGCGAACTAGCTAAGCTAGACGAAGCTCGCAAGACTATTGTTCCAATGGACGACCACTATGGTTTTGAAACATTAGAAGACTGCTTAGCAAGCTTATAATGTTCATGAGGGTGCTTAACAGTGCCCTCTTTTTTAACTAACTATTACAGGTTAATAAAATGCTTGATATTTTAACAACAGCTATAGTGCTAACAAGAAAGCAAGGCGAAAAGTCTGAAAGTAACTACGGTTGTGCATATCGTGGTGCTGGAGATTTAAAATGTGCAGTAGGTTGCTTAATTAAAGATGAACATTACTACGAAGGTCTTGAGACAGAGAGTGCTGACTCTGGTGCTATTATAGAAGTTTTAAACGCATCTATAGGTAGAAAGTTATCTCAAATTGAAATAGGTTACTTAGTACTTATACAAGAAGCTCATGACGACGCGACTAAAGCAAATTTCAAACAAGACTTTTTAGAACGCATAACTAATTATATTAATCAAGGTGAATTACCAGGAGAACTACTATGTCTAACGAAATAAATATCTTACTAGCTCAACGCAAAGAGTTTAAAATTGTCAAAGTTGAATTCCCTAACGGTACTCGGTTATATAGCTATAAAACGCTATTACCAGTGGTTGAAGAAGACTTTGTTGTAGTACCAGTACAAAACTCAGAGTTTCCTAAAGTAGCTAAGATAGTTAAGATTATCGAGCTTCACGAGATTAACTACCCTGGTGATGTCTCATGGGTCATCTCACAAGTAAACACAGACAACTACTATAAGTGTGTAGAGATGGAAGATGAAGCAAAGAAAATAATAAATAAAGCGCATGCTAAGCGTATTCAGAAAGATATGGAAACAGAGCTTGAAGCATCACTAGGCACTGAAGCATTAGAGAACGCTAAAAAGTTGGTAAGATTATGATTACTAAGCTACACAATCAAGGTTGCACCGAGGAGCAGATAGTTGCTCTTACGGCTACAAGCCACCGTCAGGTTAGAGCAGAACTAAAGAAGATAGGCTATCTATCGTCTCGACTATGTAAAAGTGCGCAGAAAGAGCTAAAGTTTCACCAACGCAATGAGAGTCTACGTGAGCTAGCTACTGACTACCACACTACTGTACCGCAAGTGCTGTGGGCAATAGGTCAGCGAGCTGAAGCAGTTAACAAATTAGTTGTTGACTTTACGCACCTAGAAATATCTGAGATGTTCGGAGTTTCTCGCTCTCGTATAACACAACTAGCAGTTAGCGCACAACAAGAGCAGAATCACACATTAACAGAATCAGACTGGTCAAATATAACGATGCTATATTTATCAGGACAAAAAACAGTGCCACAATTAGCTAATGAATATAGCGTAGCTGTATCAACAATATACACAGGATTAAAAAGATGAGTATTAAAAGCGAGAGAGTAAGGCATGCAGAAATAAATTTGAGAAGCGATAGCGATAAGACTTATTTTACTATGCTAAAAGAAAAAGAGCTAGCTATCCTAGCTAAGGAAGCAGGAGTGTCTATATTTAGTAAGCCTGCCCCTGTAGGTATTTATTATACAATTATTAATTTTACAATTTAAAATTTTCATGATAAAATATTTATTTATTAGGAGAATTGTATGCGCAAGAGAAAGTTACTTAGTCACAAAGCTCTGACTGCATTAGAAGCTCGTACAGACTTAGGTGTACCATTAGCTGAAGCTATGAGACAGTTAAGAATTGACATGAGCAGACCTGCAGTAGCAAAGCTAATAAAGTGGCTTAAAGACAGTGAGTATTATGCTATGGAATGTGACATGACTATAACGATGTCACTATTCCCAAACTGGCTTGACAAAGACTGCATGGTAGTCCAAGAAGAACCAGACAACTGGAGCTACACTGGGCGTTTTCCACATGGGGAGTGGTATGGAAACAATTAGTCAATACATAGACATGGGCTGGCATACTGTACCGCTCAGAGGTAAAATAAAAAGACTAGAAGATGGCACTAAAACTATACCTAGCTTTGAAAGCGGCTGGAGAGAAAAGTGGCAAGAGAAGTTCAACAACAATGCAACTAAATTAGGTGGTGTTATTACAGGCAAATGTTCTAACTTAATAGCTATAGACTGTGATAACCCAGACACTTACGCTATGTTTAAAGCTCTTAACCCTGGTTATGCAGTAGAGTTTAAAAGTAAAGGCAAAGGTAAATTAGTTGATGGCGAGTTCAAGCCTTACGATTGTGGTACAATCTTGTACGCATACGACAATGAGATGCCATACACTTTTAGTATTAATAATAATAGTCTTGCTCTTGATGTGTATGCTAATAATGGCTTTATATATTTAGCTACTGAAGCTAATGAAACTAAAGAGCCTGCTGAGACTTTGCAAATAGAACCAATGCCTGCAACGGTTAAATTGTTACTTAAGCAGTTACACACTCTGAAGTCTGCGCCACCAGAAGAAGCAAAAGACGAAAATCTTAAGAATATTAGTAGTGGTAATTGCTTAGCTCCATTAGTTGAGCAGTTTACGAAAAATAAAGAGTTTATGCCAGGCTTATTTAAAATCATTACGCCTAAGAATTTTCGCTCTGAGCCACAGTATGTTCAAAAGGGATATCTCCACCCTGAGAACATTCCTCAAGGACGAGGGTCAGAGTACTTAAGCAAAGTATCTGCTATACTCGGTGCAGATATAAGTATTAGCTTAGACCTGTATATTTCAGCAATGCATGAGATAAATGAGCTATGGGATAGTCCTATGGAGGCAGATAAATTAGACGCAACTATCTGTGACCCTATGATAAACGGTAATGCTTCTGTTAATGGCAGAGTAATATGGAAGTATGATGAGAACTGGAAGAAGTTTCGACTTGTACTGCACACTAAAAGACAAGCTAACATGGAACTAGGGTTTGATGATAATCGTAATATGTATTATGCTGTTGATGTTGTTAATGAAAATACTAAAGCTTTTGGTAGAGACGCTGAGCTTCAATCGTACATCGAAGCAACTGCAATTAACGCGCCAAAAAAGGCAGAGGTTAAAAGAGCCTTGCCTATTATTAATGTTGCTTCTGACCCTACATTGCCTTTTGGCTTTAATCTTACCGAGCGAGATAGTGAACGGACACTCAACTTATTCAAGCAAACACCAGAGCTCTCTATTATTAAAGACCCTGCATCGTACTCGCAGTTTTATAAACGACCTAAGTTCACTTTAATGTTCTTAGAGAGCTTAGTACCAGACCCTGAAATGAGAGACTATCTGTTAAAATTCACTAAGTATAAACTAACGTACTTTAAATATAGTCCTGTCATTTTGTACTTCTTAGGCGCGCATGGTTCTGGTAAAGACACTTATGTGCAAATATTAGAACAGATAATGGGTAACATAGCAAGACCTACAACTAAAGAGTTCCTAGAGCTATTTAATGGCTGGTTATTAGATTCTTATTTTGTGCAACTTGACGAGTACGGCAATCAGTTAAATAGAATGCAGGACAAAGAAGAAGCACTAGGTAAATTAAAGTCTTACACAGGTAAACAAAAAGTTCAGATACGCCAGATGCGTACTGATGGTTTTGACTATAAACATAGTGCTACATTTATTATGACAGCGAATAAAAACCCTCTGATGTTTGAGGATGGTGACCGGCGTATAGCATTCATGCCAACACCTAATAAGCTGAATGAGCAAGATTGGGTAACTAAATCAGGTGGAGTGTCTACAGTGCATGATAAGATTATGTCTGAAATTAAAGACTTCTGCTATTTCTTAGCTACTGAAGTAGACACACTTCCTAGTCAGGATTATGTTACACCACCTTCATCTGAAGCGAAGTTATCACTGATAGCTGATAGTATGTACCCAGCTGCTCGTATTGCCTACGCTATGCAACATGAGATGATTGACTACTTACATGACCTGGCAACTGATGCGGGAGCACAGAAAACTGCGCAGGCAATAAAAAATAACAAGTTACTAGAAACAGATTTAGAACACTTGTATGACGCTCTCACAGATATGAATGGAGACTTAAAGGCTCTAAATAAAGCCATAAGACTAGCTAATGTCAAGACGTATAGAACACAAGATGGCGTCTTAGGCTATGACGTATTTCCCTCTAGTCCATTTGAAGAGAGAGACTAATTATGATTGACACATTTAAGGAATTTATGAAAGATGAAAAAGCTTGGGATATGTATATTACAGGGCGTGCAGGCACTGGTAAGACAACTGATGTGGCTGAGCTTATTGCTTACTGTATTGCTGCTGATATTGACTGTGTTGTCACCGCTTATACTCATAAGGCTTGTAGTATACTTACCACTAAAATGCCTGAAGGAACAAACATTCAGACCTTACACAAGTTTCTTAAAAAGTGTCCAACGA